AAAATTGGCCCCTTTATTCATTTAGGTGCAGATGTATATGACTATGTACGTGGGCAAATGATTGAAAGGTCAGCAAATCCTTATGTCGCCATTGGTGCCACAGGTAATACTATACTAGAACTACAAACCTTATCTGGGTCTTTAAAATTACTACGAAATCCTGATGGTCCAACTGATCTCATTAGTATAAACGGTAGAACCTTATTAGATATTATTGTAGAAGAGGAATTATTGGGATCATGAAGAATTTTTTAATTAATAAATTTCCAGGCACGTTAGCAGCTGCATTGATAGGTTTTGCTTGTTATGAAGCTGGGGGAATGAATACTAAAAAACAATTACTTCATAAAGTGGAATTATGTGTAGATAGACAAACCATTAAAAATAGCGATGAATTATTCAAACATTTTGGTCATACTGAGAAAAATACCATAGGTAGTTACTTTGTTCATGCTGAGGCTTTTACTGAAAGAAATTGGGCTAAGTGTTTTAGAGGGGAACTTTATAAGTGAATATACTTTTCATAGGTGACATGCACTTAAAAATTAATAACTTTGAGCAATCTATGGCCTTATTGAGGTGGGTAGAAGAAATAGCTGACAAGTATAATCCAGATATAGTGTGTAACTTAGGTGATGCATTCCACAATCACGCAGTATTAAGGTCAGAGATACTTACTGAATTTAAGCGTCATGCTGAAAGAGTAGGTGCTAAGAGACCTTATTGGTATGTAGTTGGTAATCACTGTCAATTTAAACCAAAAGATAATAAATATCATGCTCTACAAACATTAGATAATATTAGTGGTTTTACTGTATTTGATAAAATAACAGAACTTCCTCAACATAATATAACGGTAGTTCCATATGTCCAAAAATTTGAAGATTTCCCCCTCAACACAAATAGCATCTGTATTGCCCATGCAACCTTTATCGGCTGCGATTACGGATTCAAACGAGAGGATTGCGGTGTTAATGCTGATAAGGTTTCTGCAGATGTTATCATATCTGGACATATCCACAAAAGACAATCTTTCGGTAATGTCATATATCCAGGAACCCCTTATGCGCATAACGCCACAGACGTGGATCAAACTAAGGGAATATTATTATTCGACACATCCACATATAAACAGACCTTTATAGAGTCCCCATTTCCAAAATGGAGAAGCCTAGAACTTGAAATTGATCAAAACAACCCAATCACCGCCCTACACGCTATGCTTGAAAAAGAACTCGACAGTGAGAATAAGTGGATAATTAAGGTAATTGGCCCAAAAGCAGAACTTTCAGCTTACTTCAAGTCTAAGGGATATTTAAAGTTAATAAAAGATAAAAACATCATACTTAAAGTTAGTCCAAACGATTCAGAGAAGCAAAAAAGAGTACAAATTAAGTCAACTTCAGCTAATAATATAATATCTGAGTATATGGATAAGGTTTACAAGGGTGGAACTGATAAGTCATTAATAATACAGAAAGCACAAGAAATATTAAAAGATATCCAATAAATTTGGTATAATAAGGTAATAGGAGAGTATATGGAAGGTTATATGGATCACCATGGTTGGTTAGTTAGTAATAATTTACTTACAGATCAAATGAAAGATAATGTAGCCATGTGTGGATATTGCTTAGTTGAGGGGATTTTAGATGTAAATACATCTTTAGATTTCAATGATAAAAAAGTGACATATATGCTAAAACTCCCTAGTAATCTTTATAGTAACTTAAAGTTATTAGAGAAATTTAAAAATGGTGATAATATCGGATTTTTTAAAACTTTAAAACTTAAAAAGTTTATCAAGATTAAAAAGAAAAATGATGAGTCTGGAATGGGATATAACCTAGAGGCTATTGGTAATAAATTTATTAAAGCTTACTTAAACGAAGAATGGAAGGTGAGCATAGAACTATTTAAAGAAGATAAAAATGAAGAAAAAGATTTTTGGCTACATAATGAGGGAAATAAATCGTCTAACTAAAGATGAAGATTTAAGACAAGAACTATGGTTACACTTTCTAGAGGGTAACTCACTATTTTCATTTGAAGACCACCTCAAAACAGTCAAGTTAAAGAAAGAATTAATAACGTACGTAGATATGGAGTCAATATATGGCATTAAAAAGAACGTTTAATGAAGATGAAAAAATAGGCTTATCTACTCAAGAAGTTGAGATAGGTGAAAAATATCTTCGTAAGAATAAAACAGCAGGTGTTATTGATGAGGTTCAATCTTTGAAACTCTACGAGCTATTCCTAATAGGTAGTTCTTTCAATGAAGTTCATCACCAATTTCCACAATATGAATTAGGTCAAATAATAATGACTTCTGCTCTAAGGAAGTGGGGAATAGATAGAGATAAGATGCAAGGCTCTTTGAGAGATAGAGTTAGAGCTAAAGTTGTAAAATCAGTAATTGATCAAGTAGATTTCCTTACTTCAATGTTGAGTGTTGCTAATGCAGAACATATAGAACAAATGAGGAATTATGTACTAGATGCAGCAGCACCAAAACCATCACTTAGAATTAAATCAATTAAAGATTATAAAGAGATAACAGAGACTTTAGGTAAGATAGTACAAGGTGCAACACCCAACGCTAAAAATAATGCAATGTCACCTATGTTTGATGCCTTAGCACCTCAAGCTAAAAAAATATCTAAAAAGAATGATGATGACGATGATATAGACTTAGATGCATTATTGAATAAGGGTAAAGAGTGATAACTGAACAAGAATTAGAGTTAGCATTAACCTTGAGAAATAATATTAAGGATTTAAAGATACTTATTGCAAAAGTAGAACCCGTTGTTGTATCTGATACTCAAAATTTAAACAATGGCGTAAGTGTAGATAATTCTAAAATGCAAGTAAATTCCCACACAAGGGATATATTAATAAAATTTAAAGATGATATTGTATTAGCTCATAAATTAAGATTGGCAGAATTGGAAGAGAGATATAAAGAAATTATAGAAGCCCCAAGTGATACATTAAGAAGGATATTAGAAGAAAATGGCTAAACACGATATCGATCTAACTAAAATCCCTTTAAAGGCAAGAACTAAACTATTCTTTAAGAAATGTGAAACTAAAGAAGAGTTATCTAAATTTATTCAAGTTTTTTTTGGTTTACATTTACCCGATCAAACTGTATCTAGGTTTGCTGATACTAACCCATTGAATATTATATGGGAAGTATATAATATAACTGTAAATAAAACTAATCCAGAAGGTATTGAAGAATTACTATATGTAGCTGGAAGGGGATCAGGTAAAACTTTAGGTATGGCAATTGCAGAATTACTCATCATGCTTCATGATGGTAGAGATGTATGTCATGTTGGAGCCGTTATTGCTCAGGCAAAGCGTTGTTATGAATATCAAACCAACTTCATGCTTAGTCCTAGAATTAGACCAATATTAGATAATAAAAAAGTAGCTCAAGAAGATAGGGTTCTTCAGAAATTAAATATGGAGAAATCAGCCTTCAATATAGATGGTAAACCAGTCACAATTGAAGTCTTACCCTGTACACTAAAAGCTTGCAATGGTCCGCACGTTCCATTGGTTGTTACTGATGAGATCGATACAGTTTCTGGTGAAGGGTTAAAAGCCTTTAAAGAAATCTCGGGTATGTTAGATTCAAGGGGAGATAAAATAGCCTTGAGGGTTGGGATTTCAACACGTAAGTCTAGATATGGACTTATGAATAAGATGATGGAAGATGCAGAAGAGGCTGGTAGACATGTGCGTAGATGGACAGCATGGGAATTTACTGCTAAATGCCCAGATGAGAGATCAGGTATTGTATCTACAAAGTCGTATCATATCTTAGATGATATGGAGGTAGTAGATGAAGCAACCTATAAATTAAAAGATCCAAAGAAACAAAAAGAATATGTAGAACACACAATGCCTGGGGAGAAATGCTTAAAGTGTCCAGCTGCAGCAATCTGCTTAGGTGATGCTAAAAATCAAAAATCCAAGTCTTGGATGTTAAAACCAGTTGGGGAATTAATAAAGAAAGTAAGATCAGAGGGAACTGATTGGGCACTTTCACAACTTATGAATCTTAAACCTTCAGTTGAGGGGATTATATATAAGGAATTTGAAGAGAAAACACATGTCAAGGATTGGAATGGTATGTGGAAAACACTAACAGGTGTAGAATTTCCTGGAGAGTGCTCTCATGATATATTTGTAAAGAAATGCCATGCCATGAAGTTGCAATGCTATGCCGGAGTGGATTGGGGTTGGTCTAATCCAAATACAGTTGTTTATTTTTTCGTAGATAAGAAAGATAATATATTTATAGTTAGAGCTGATGGTATGACCTATGTCTCTCAACCAGAGTGGGTACATTATATTAAATCTAGATATCATCAAATGTACAGATGCCAGTTATACTTTCCTGATTGTGCTGATCAAGGTGCTGTAACTGAGATGAGAAAAGCTGGACTTCCAGTTTCATCTGAAATAGATAAAGCCATTAATACTGGTATTCAAGTAATAAAGAAACTTCTAAGAGTTCCTGGATCACAGGATACAAAGATACATTTAGCTAAAGAAACAACTGGCCCATTAAAAGACGAATTTTTAATGTATCACTTTAAGACATCAGCAGATGGAACTATTACAGAGATGCCAGAATCAGAGTACGATCATTGGTTAGATGCTCTTCGTTATCCACTTACCATATTGATGGGGAAGGGAACAATGGTCTTAGGTAAGACTACAGATACAGATAGGGACACAACACGAGATCGCGATGGTAATTTCTACAGAACACCTAGTGCTGAAGAATTTGCTGCTGCTAATAATATAGCTATAAATACTGAGGTACCAGATATATCAAAATTAGGAAAGATTGGTAAATTATCTGATATCGATGATGACGATGATGACTGGAACGGTGGCGGAGGATTTTTGTGGTCACTTTAGATTTAATTAATTGGGGTATAATAGAAAAGGAACGGAGGAATAAATGGGAATACTTGACGATTGGTTAAAAAAGGGTGTACAGAAGGAAATAGAGGAGCTAAATAAAATGGCCGATCCAGATGCTGTACCTGAAAAAGTAGATACAACACCAAATGATGGTAGTGATGAGATAGGGCGACAAGCAATACTTACAGATCCATTTTACTCACAACAAAGTCAACAAACATTATTTAAATTTAGATTATCTAGATTATCTAACAAAACCCTTAAAGACGTATCTTTAAGAGATTGGTTAGTTTCTGCTATTATTCAAAATAGAGTAGATTTATTATTGAGATTCTCTCGTCCACAAACTAAAAAGTTTGATATGGGCTTTAGAATAGTAAAAAGAGATATAACAGAAGAAAATACAAAAACTGATATTGAAGAGATAGAAAACTTACAAGCTTTTATATATAATTGTGGTAGACTTGAGAATACTCCAGATGATGATAAGATGTTGTTTGGCGAATTTTTGAAAATGATAGTAAGAGATTCTCTTACTTTTGGGAATATATCAGTTGAAAAAGTATTAACCCGTAGAGGTGCTTTACATAGATTTAGACCTATACCAGCAGAATCAGTATATCATGTTAATGAAGCTGCTCCAAAAAAACAAATAGAAGAACACATTAAGGCAGTAGCTCAAACATTAAAACCAACATCCGATAATGATCCAAAACTTAAATATAAAAAAACAGAAAGAGAAGTTGATTACTATAAATATGTTCAAGTAGCTTATGATAATAGGCCTTTAGCAGTATTTGGTGACGAAGATATGATCTTCAGACTATTTAATCCTCAAAACTTCTCAGATAGTCAAGGGTATTGTTACTCTCCATTAGAGATGGCAGTTGTTAATATCACCCACCATATGAATACCGAACAATATAATGCTAACTTCTTTACACATGGTCAAGCAGCTAAGGGTGTTCTACATTTAAAAGGTACTGTTACACAAACACAGATGACTGCCTTTCGTAGACAGTTCTATAATCTAATCAACGGCTCACAGAATGCTTGGAGAACTCCAATTATCGCTGGTCTTGACGATGTACAATGGGTTCCAATGGCCGGTGGTTCTAAAGACATGGAGTATCTTAATTACAATCAACATTTAATGAGAGCAGTATGTACACAGTTCCAAATAGACCCCATAGAATTAGGCCTTGACATTTTATCAGGTGGAAAGAATACATCTGGACAAGATGGTAATGCTACTCAAATAGAATTTTCTAGAGAAAAAGGTTTATATCCAATTTTAATGTTTATTGAAGATGTTATAAATAGAGACATTATTCCAGCAATTGATCCACTGTATTCTAAGAAATATAAATTTCAATTTGAAGGATATACAGACGAGACACCTCAAACAGAAGTGGCACTGCTACAGGCTGAAATGACAGTTAATAAAACAATGAATGATTTATTGTTAGCTGCTAGAAAAGAAAAGATCAAACACCCAGTTGGTGATCTACCTATGAATCAAGCTTTTTGGTCATTAGTAGAAAAGAATATGACACGTGGTGAGATTAGAGAAGAATTCTTTGGCGATAAAGACGCATCTAAGAAGAGAGAACTACAATACATCCCTGAAGATCCAGCTTTCTTAAATTGGCAACAAATGTTATTTCAAATAGAACAAACTAAAAAACAAGAAGAGCAAATGGCAGCTGAGCAACAAGCTCAACAGCAACAAGCACAAGCAGAACAAGAGGCAGCTGAACATCAAAAAGAATTAGATGAAGCTACCCATGGTCGTGATCAAGAGAAGCATGATGCTGAAATGAACCAATTGAAGGGTCAAGCAGCATTAAATGCAACTAATCATGGTCAATCAACTAAAGATATTGCGCAGTCTACTGGTAACACTAGTGCTGCTAATATACATGGTGTTAATGTTGGTAATCCCCTTAATAAAAACTAACATTGAACACATAAATTCCTCCCGGAAGGCCTCACTTATGTGGGGCCTTTTTGTTTTTAATCTAAGTATAATCTATATATGAATGATATACGGGAGATCAAATAATGGCATGGATTTTATTAGAAGGACTCGATCGATCAGGTAAATCTACTATAGCTGAGTTGTATAAGAAGAAGGGGTTTGAGGTGGTTCACATGGAAGCACCAAATAAAAAATTCTCTCAACCTGGATATGCAGGTCCATCATACTTAGAAGAGATGGTCAATATATATAACATGTATAGTGGAAAAGATGTTATATTTGATAGGACAAGTTATGGCGAAACTATTTGGCCAGACATATTCAATAGGCAACCACAATTAAATGCAGAAGATTTAGAGTATTTAGAGAGATTAGAATATAATAATGATGCAGTAAAATATTTAATGTGGGATGAGAATATAGAAGCTCATTGGCAAAGATGTATTGATAATAAAGAGCCTTTGAATAGATTACAATTTGTACAGGCAGCAAGATTATATGACGAACTCGTTACAAAATTCAACTTTGAAAAAAAACAGCTCGGAGACTTTGACCTCACCGACAGTACCTCAAGTACAGAAGAGCTTTCCGATAAGATCGAGACTAATGGAGATGCTAGTGTGTCTGAAGATATACGACAAAGTGGAGAATCCATCGATACCAAGCTTCGATGTGTGCTTACTCTTGAGGAAAGGCTTGAAAGGGCAAACGCTATCAGAAGCTTACTCAAATCACCGCTCATCAAGAAAAAAGGTGAAATTTTTGCAGAGCTTGAATCTAATATTAAAGAGTTCTTAGAACAAGAACTAGAAGATATCTTTTCAGAACCTAAAAAAGAAGACTTTACAAAAGACGAAGTGCAGATACTTAAAATATATGCCCAACGTATAAAAGAAAAAATGAGATGATAAAGTGGTATATCGAGCGTCGAAATAAAAAGAGATGGGAGAATGTCACTAAGTGGAAAGTATATTTTAGAAATAACACATCACCACTACCTACAGTAATGTATACAGGTGGATCTATTATGTGTGAGCAAACTTATTTATATAACAATTTATGTAAGACCTTTAAAAGGTTAAATATCACGGAGGAAGTATGAAAGGAATGAAGCAGAGTAAAGGACCAACAACAAAAGAAAAAATCAGAGAGTTAGAGGAAACGTTAAAGAATACTCAAATGGCAATGCAGATGTCTCAAATGATGACTAAGCATCTTACTGATCAATTTCAAGCATTTCAAAAAGATCTTGGAAGCACTATGGGTATGTTGAATGATTTTCAATATAGAACTCTAGCAATGCTTGAATTGGGTGATTTTAAGAAAGAAGATATTGATTCTAAAGCAGAAGAATTTAAATTAAAAGATTTCAATGATGCTTCTAATAAAGAAGATAGTACAAAAGGTTTCATCAATGATGATGGTGGAATTGTAAACGAAGACAGCATCGTTATCCTATCCTCAAAAACACCAGATTTAAAAGAAGATCAAGGTATTTTTAGAAGTAAATTCCCAATGTCAGAGTGTTTAACCCCAGAATTGAGAGAAGGTTTATTAGGCTCTAAAATTGGTGACACAATTGATTCAGATCTATCTGGAATTAAGCATGTTATTACCGTTTTAGGTCTTAGAAAGTTAGAGGTCAAAAAGGAAGAGATTGAAAATAAGGGGGAATAAATGACTATAGTCGTGAATATGCTAGGTGGTAGTGGTTTAGGTAAATCTACTACTGCTGCCGGTCTCTATCATCAAATGAAGTTAGATGGTAAGAGTGTAGAACTAGTGAGAGAATATGTAAAGAACTGGGCATGGGATGGTAAAAAGGTTGGTCAATATGATCAAATTTACATCTTCGGCAAACAGGCTAGATCAGAATATATGCTTTATAATAAGGTTGATTATATTATTACAGATTCACCAATTATACTTTCTCCTGTATATGAGAAATTTTATAATAATGGTGAGTCAATGATAGAAGAAGCTGCTATAAAGTTTTTAGATAAAGCTGAAAAGAACGGGGTTAAACATATTAATTTCTTACTTGAGAGAAATAAACAATTTAATCCTACCGGTAGATATGAAACTGAAGATCAGGCAAAGCAAGTTGATATAAAGGTTAAGGAATTTTTAGTTGATAACGGATTAATGAGTCAAATTGTTAACTGTTCAGATAAAGAGAGAATTACCTTTATGGTGGATTTTTTAAATGACTCAAAAAAATAAAATGGATTCAAGGTGCCCTCGCAAGTTAGAAGAACTCCCTTGCGAGTATTGTCCTCTAGCGGTTCTTCGGTTAAAAGCTCTACGTAATAATGAAGAAGAATTAACTGAGGAACAAACTGCCTTATTGCCAGGCTGTCCCTGGGCGGTAAACCATCAGATGTCAAATTATTGTTTTTTCAACTACACTGCTGAATATTTAAATGGAGCTACCCCATCAGATAAAGAAATAGCACACATGAACAATGTATCAGTCGAATCAGTAAAAGGTACAATCAAAAAATCACTAGAAAAAGTAAAAGAGTTTGAACTCATAAAGGATTTAGGTAATAATGAAAAATGAATATAAGGGGTTCAAAGATTGGTCTAATCATGATAGTGCTATAGCTGGCAATAGATTGAAGGTAGATATGAGATCTCTTCTAAGGAGATTAAAACTCATCCCTGAGAGTCAATTAGGAGATCTTCTTAGTGCGTTATCATCAGGTTTTGGTACTCCAAATAGATTATGTGTCTCACTTAAGGAACATAATGATCTAGAGAAGTTGAATAATTTAAAGCCATAAATGTAGTATAATAGCTATAGGAGACTTTTCTATGGCTAAAAGCAAAAAATTACTTATAGATATGTGTGCAGGATCAGAACTTAAGGATACTCAAGGTGAGACTTTAAGCATCGAAGGTTGTGATATCTCAGAACTGGAAGCTGGTCGTGGTAGATTTAATGATAATCACGGAAAAGGCTTCTTTAACTCACTCGGCAGGGTAACATCAGCAAAAAAGATATTTAAAGCGGAAGATTGCGATAATGACCGTCACTCCTATTATTGGGATAAAATTAAAGCTCCATATGTATATGTAGCTGGTGAACTTTACAATGATGAAGATCATGCTAATGCTAAAGCTGCAGCTGCTATTTTAAGAAACATACACAGAGAAGATACACCATTAGCGATGAAAGCATCAGTAGAAGGTGGAGTATTAGCAAGGGGAATATCAGATCCTACACGATTAGCACGCACTAAAATACATTCTATAGCTCTAACATTTACTCCTGCCAACAATGCCACTTTAGTAGAGCCACTCAATTTAGATAAATCTAACTCAGATTGGGAAGCAGATAAACAACTCATTAAATCAGTAATGCATCTAGCACAAACAAATATACCATCTTTTAGACATATAGAGCGTCATGCTTCTGCTAATACTATTCATGATAATATCTTTAAAATACAAGAATTAGCTAAATCTTTAGGTATAGAGATAGAAGTTAAAGATTCTAGCGCGGAAAATATTATGAAAAATGCAGTTTATCATAAAATCAGCAATAATATTAATAAAATCAATAAGTTAGTTAAGGCATCTAATATGAAGACTGTAATGGCACCTAGTAAGCCAACGACAACAAGTCCTGGTAAGGTTGCGATGGTTGCAGCAGATCAAAAAGCTACAAAACTAAAGTCCACTGATGAATTCCAACAAAAGATAAATACATTAAAAAATAATTCATCAACCCCAACAAGACCTAAAAACCTAAATACCTCTACAAAAGATACATCTAAAGTTCAAAGTGCTGCAAAAATTAAGTCTATAAATACATTAAAAACACATGCAAGTAAGGCAATGAGAGACCCAGAGCATTTAAATATGGTACATAAAGAGCTTGTTGGTAAAGGTGTTCACCCTGATAAAGCTACCTTAATAATTAATAAAATTAAATCACATATTGTCAATAAAAGTATAATAGAAAAGGGAGAATTAGGTAATACTGCTAAAAAAATAGTAGTTGCAGGTGTTATGGCATATGGCGCAACACAACTTAATCCCGATAAAACTATTACAGTAAAACCTAAAGAATCAAAACAATCTAAAATAGATACCCACAATTCTAAAGTAAAAGATCCAGATAAGATGTTAGGACCTTTAGATGGGTATGATGAACGACAACCAAACGCTAAAAAGAAATTCTTAGCAAGAAGAAAGAAGCTTAAAAAGAGTCTCAAAAAAGCCCTAACTGCTGGATATGGCGGAGCTGGTTCACCTGGAGAGATGACTGGAGGCAGTGTCATACAGTCTGAAGGTTTAGATGATGGAAGATCCAAGAAATCAGAAACAACCGATGGATTTTCATACATATCATGTGAAGGTTGCGGGCACGAACAAGTCCATATGGATCATCAGGTTAAATGCCGAGAATGCAGACAAAACTTCTCCCTAAGCAAGTTACAAAGTCACCTTTAAAATTCAAGTATAACCCAAGTAAGCTACTGTGTCATAGAGGTTGTTTTAACCTTGAAACGTGATATAGTGTAAGTTGAAATATGAAAATAACGTTATTATAAACCGTAAGGAGAAAACAAATGGCTAATGATGTACAAATCTTGGATAAAATCCAAAGAAATTGCGAACAATTAGGACTAACTGTATCTAGAACAGATGCTGAAACTTTAGTTGCTAGTGGAATCGAAATCACTTATACTGCTGCTATTATTCAAGCACCAATGGGTGGAATTGATGACTCAATCAACCCTTTCTTAGGAATTGGCGTTGCTAATCCTGGAAAAATCAATTTTTCAATTGATCCTGCTACTTTAGACCAAATGAAAGTTTTTCATATTGTTTCTGGTATGGCAAATAACATTGTTCTTCCTCTTGGAGAAGTAGAAGGTAGTGTTGATTTATTAGGTATGGGACAATAATTAATTAGAGTTAATAAGGAGAATAAACTATGGAATTCACTAATGAAGAAATGGTAAAATCACTTACATCTCTAATCGATGAAACCCTCGAAGAGATTGAAGAGATAAAAAAATCTAAATTCGCTGCTTCTGAAATTAAATTAGGTGAAGATGAAGGTATTGCTGGTAAAGGTAAGAACGGAAGTCTAGAAGCTAAGAAAAAAGAAGATAAAGACGAAGAAGAAGATGAAGACGAAGAAAAAACAGAAAAAGGCGAAAACGAAAAAGCTGATTCTGATGCAGGTAAATTCGCTCAAGCCCCTACTGTAAGTAAAGGCGAAAACGAAAAAGCTGATTCAGATGCTGGTAAATTTGCTCAAGCCCCTACTGTAAGTAAAAAAGAAGATAAAGACGAAGACGAAGATGAAGACGAAAAAGAAGATTTTAAAGAAATGAAAAAATCTATTGATGCTAATGAATCTTTAATGAAATCTTATGTCGATGGAAAGATGAGTTCTTTAGAAGAGAAACTTTCTAAAATGGCTGCTGCGATTGAAGCTCTTGCTGATGCACCGGTTGGAAGAAAGGGAATCCCTGCTGGAATTGCACCATTACAAAAGTCTGCTCAAGAAGTAGAACCAATGGAAAAATCAGTTATTGCTGATAAACTTTTCGAACTTAAAAAATCTGGTGAAAGTGTTGAATCAACTGACATTTTTAGAGTAGAAACTGGTAGTCTTGCTACCGCTAACGAAATTGCAACCAAATACGGGCTGAAATAATCTTAAGGAGATAAAGAAAATGAACGTAAACGAAACTGTTGACCAAATTAATTCAGGGCTCGAGCAGGGGATTGTTTCTCCTTCTGAAGTAGAAGCTCTAAACAAAGCTATTACTGCCGGATACGGTGGTGCTGGTAAACCTACGGACCTTACTTATGGTGGTGTTCTTCAAGCTGAATCTTTAGAGTCTACTCTAAAATCAATCACGTTTGATATGAAAAACCTTAAGTTCTGGCCTTCAATTAGTGTAGATAAGGCTTATAACCTTTTTGAACAATATAATCGTTTAATCGGTTATGGTTCTGATTCTTCACCATATATTGGAGAAGGCGGAGCGCCGAGAGAAGAAGATTCTACTTATATCCGTGATGGACAAAGGATTGTATTCTTTGGTACACGTAGAAAAGTATCACATCAAATGACTCTTGTTAGAACTACTGTCGGTGACATTGTAGCTCAACAAGCTAAAGAAGGTACAATGCATCTTCTTAAAAATGTAGAACGTGAAATGTATTGGGCACATGCTCATTTCAGTAACGCTGCTACTGGAGTACAGAATGGAGCTCTTTCAGATCTTCCTACTAACTCAATTGCTATGAACGGACTTTTACAACAATTATTAAAAGGTGACGATGATAGTCAACAAAAATCAAAAGAATTTGAAGGATATGGAGAAGTTAGATCAATTTCTAAAGATCTTGACGGTGCTGTTCTTTCTCAAGATGATTTAGAAGATCTTGCTGTAATTGCTTTGGAAAACTTTGGTGCTCCATCTGAATTACATATTGAGCCATTAGCTCTTAGTTCTTTTGTTAAACAATTTTACCCACAATTTAGAAGTGCTCCTGGTATGGGATCACAATCTGTTGGTTATGATGTAAACAAAATGGTTACATCTGCTGGTAACATTGAATTTAAACCAAATCTTTTCTTAAGACCTAAAGGTAGAGCTAAAGCTATCGGTATTACAGGAGCTCCTGTAGCATCTGTTATTGCTGCAGTTGGTGCTGCTACTAATCCAGTTGGTTCTTTAGTTGCTGCTGATAGTTACGACTATAAAGTTACTGCTGTTAATGATCATGGTGAAGGTTCAATTTCTAATATTCAAACTGCCGTAGTTCAAGCTAACGGTTCTGCTCAGATTTCTATCGGTGCAGTTGCTACAGCTAAGTATTACAAAGTTTATCGTAAATTAACTGGTGCTGCTGCTGGTTCTGAACAATTTGTAGGTAACTACAGAACTTCTGGAGATGTTACTGACTCAGGCGCTAAAGGTGCTGGTCTTGGTGAAGCTTTCTTACTAGATATGAGTTCAGAAGTTATGCGATTTAAACAATTAAGTCCACTTTCTAAAATCAACTTCGCTATCGTGAGCACTGCTCTTGAATTTGCGGTTGTTCTTTATGGTGCGCTTTTCGTTTATGCACCCAGATTTAATTGCTTGTTTAGGAACTTAGGTAAGTAATCTAAACTGTTAAAATTATTCAAAATAGGGCCTCACTTCTGTGAGGCCTTTTTGTTTCCCCAAAATACATTAACATATAATCAACGACGTATAATCTATATATGAAAATAGAAATATA